TATCCGGCGATATTCGTGGAGATGAAGACCGTTACAGGAAAACTGACATCCTTGCAGAGAATACAGATCGATCGGTTACAGCAGATGGGGCAGGACGTGAGAGTGCTGTACGGGGAGAAAGAGACCCGGACGTTTTTGGAGGAATGCAGGAGAAAATTACAGGAAGAAAAATGAATTGGTGAAGACAAGGGAGGTGATGCTGTATGATGTTCAAACCGCACGGTTATCAGCAATATTGCATAAATAAAATCATTGAGATTAAAAAAATCGGGCTTTTTTTGGACATGGGTTAATGGTTTAGGAAAAACAGTTACAACACTGACCGCGATCCGCGAATTGAAATACAACCGATTCCAAGTGAAAAAGGTATTGGTCATCGCACCGAAGAAAGTCGCAGAGGGAACATGGACGAGAGAAAAGGAGAAATGGGATCACACAAAAATCCTAAGAGTATCCGCCGTTCTGGGAAGTCAGACAAAGCGGATCCGGGCGCTGAATACACCAGCGGATATTTATATCATCAACAGGGAAAACGTCTGCTGGCTTGTAGATTATTACCGGAACAGCTGGCCGTTTGATATGGTCGTGATCGATGAATCCAGCAGCTTTAAGAGCCACAAAGCAAAAAGGTTTAAATCTCTGGCAAGTGTGGGAACCCATATCGACCGGATCGTGGAGCTGACAGGTACACCATCTCCAAACGGTCTGGAAGATTTATGGGCACAGGTTTTTCTTCTGGATGGAGGGGAGCGTTTAGGAAAGAGATATACGCAGTTTAGGGAACGGTATTTTGATCCGGGAGACCGAGGGCAGAATGTGATCTACAACTACAAGGCAAAGCCGGGAACGGAGGAAAGTATCCTGCAGAAGATCTCAGACATCTGCATCAGCATGAAGGCAGAGGATTATCTGCAGCTTCCGGAAGTCACTTATCACGAGGTGCCGGTAGTCCTGGATGAGAAATCGAGAAAAGC